CTTTCGGGGGCCCTCGCATCATTAATTTGATGCTTTGGGTTTACCATAGAGGAATACATGATTATTCACCACTATGTCACGTCTGAAGATCTTTTATTCGTCGTTAACCATCAACGTTTTTACGTTTGGCTCTTTCGACGCTATATTTTATCTTCTACTGACTTTGCACATTTTGGTGAGTGTTCACGTGTAACATTTCTTCTAGAGTTTATTCGTGATCAGCGCTTTGCTGCGTCACTTACTTACTCCGGTCGAGTGCTATTTTCCGCCTTAGGTAACTCTCTTTAAACGTCCGATAGGGAGGTCGTACCTCTACTAGGGCATTTAACTACTACTGGAGATCTTATGTCTGAGCCGTGGTCTAAATCTACTATCAAGGGTAATCGTGTCGGATACGGTTCCCACCGTTCCGGCTACACTACCAATGGTGTTAGTTTTGACAACGACATACCATTAGCTCCTGTCACTCAACAGTGGCTTGCTAATGCATCGGGGTCTAAGAATCCTCGCTGGAAAGACCAGATTCGTCTTGGACAAAATGCCACTACCGGTTTCACTGGTATTGACTTTGATGTCTCGGATTCTGTCTGGGCTAACGGCACACAGGAACTCTTATATCGCGATGAGACAACTAAGAAAATGGGTTATACCAAGAGTGAGGGATACGGTTATGCAACCGTTTTTCCTCCATCTGTTGGTAACTCAGGCTCCGTAGCTGCCTCAGTCGATAACCGTGCTAAGAGAAAATTCTTGGATTCATATCAGTCTATCAAGTCCTCTATCGAGGCTGGACAAGACTTTGGTGAATACAAGGAAACTCTTAACTCCGTTCTCCATCCTCTACACTCACTTCAGAAAGGCATGATTTCCTATCTCAGCAAACTATCGAAAGTTCGCCGCCTTGGGAAGTCAGCCTCTGCTCTGAAGAAGATTGTAGTTGACACGTACCTTGAGTTTCACTTCGGTTGGCAGCCCTTAGCTGACGATGTGGCTCATCTGATAGCGGATGCCGGTAGATTCCGGTTTCCCACCTATCCGATAAGTGCACACGCATCTGAGGTCTACGGCGGAGTGACAAGTACCCGTAGCTTTGCTATTGGTTTCTTGCCCTCAACCTTCCATCGATATCGAACGACTGATCGATATCATGTTAGGTATAAAGGTGTCGTGCGTAGTGGGTCTTCAGCTTCTGGTCAGATTGGTGTAGATCAAGCTCTTAGGTTAACTCCTGAGAATTGGCTTCCAACTGCCTGGGATCTGTTACCTTACTCGTGGATAGCAGACTATTTCGTCAATATTGGCGATATTCTGCAAGGTCTTTCGTTTATTAACGCTGATTTGGTGTGGGGCTGTAAGACTGTGAGGAACGAGTCTACTAATGAGTTTTCTGATCTCATTTTTCAGGCTCCTCCTCCTATGTCCGATGGCTTCACAACTTACTTTGTTAATTCACAATCGATCTTCGGCGGTAACGCTATACTTAAATCACGTACAGTTTCTCGCTCAACTTTTAGCGGAGACGACTTAGTTCCGAGTCTTGAATTCAAGATTCCGACTTCGAAGTATCCGTTTCTAAATGTTGGTGCTTTGTTACTGCAACGTGGTAGAAGTTTAGTTCCGTTTTGGAAGTAGTCCTTTAAGGAGACACTTTGTGTCTTTCACTCTAACATCGCCCGTTACAGGCGGTGCTCAAACGGGTTTTACGTCTCCAACGTATACCCTTGCGACTGATACTGCTCCCAGTAATACTGGGAAACAGTACGCTGTGTCTGCCATTGGCGGGACACAGTCGGGGGTGGATTCTTCATCCTCCCCGAGTCGGCCGTTCACGATCACTCTTAGCAGGCCTCCTGTCCTTCGACAGTTACCTGCTTTGAATGCCGCGACCGGTCTCCTTCCGACGGTACCGAATAATTCGTACAAGATACTTGTACGGAAAGGCGCTACTGTACTCTCTGGGCAGACTCCTCGTGTTGCACAGTGTGCAATTGAGGTTTCTGTTCCAGCTGGTGCAGATACCGCCGATCCGGCAAATGTCCGTGCGATGCTGTCACTTGCTATAGGTGCTTTGAATAGCATCTCAGCAAGTATTGGAGATACAGCCGTAACTGGAGTAATCTGATATGAATCAGATCTTTCAGTGGCTTCGTCTTCATGCGTCAGCCATTCTCGTTAGTGGTGTTGCTGTTGCTAAAGCTGGAGTCCTTTCATCTGGACTTTCCGCTATTATCATCGGCATTGCCACTGCGATTGGGGCCTCTGGTTAAGTAATTAGCCAAGCTCCATTGGTACTATTACGGAAGGTGCAATATGAGCAGTCGCTCTGTCGCTCTTTATCGAGCCATTTGCTTAGATGTTAGCCATATCACAAAAGTGGATTCATCCACCCCGTGGCCTGGCTCTACCTATCGTCAGTTTTGCTCCGCATATTTGCGTCATTCGATAATCCGTAAATGGATTCCGCGTGATACAACTAATGCTGACAAAGCTGCTTTAGATAGTTTTACATCGGCTAATACCCGGTGTAGAGAGTGGCGCTATCGTCCTGATAATGAACTCATCCATCAGATTATTGGGGAAACCCAACGTATCTTAGATGATTTCCTTCATCCGAACGGTCAGCCTCTGGTACAGTCCTATTTTGACTTACTTAAGTCTGGTAGGCCTGGTCCCGGAGTCAGTGTTGGAGCAAAAGGTACTAGTTACTATACTAAGTACTTTGCCTCACCATTGACCACGACATCTGAGTACTTATACGAAGAGTATAAGCGCTATAGTGCTTGGATACCTTTCCTTTCCGATGCGGAATGCCACCGCTACGAACAGATTGGTCGTCCATCCATAGTAAGTGGTAGTAGGTGTAGTTTTGTTCCAAAAACTTCTGCAACAAGTCGTATGATATGTATTGAGCCCTCGCTGAATATGTATTATCAGCTTGGACTCGCACATTTCATTGAAGAACGTTTGAAGACCTATTTTCGAATAGATCTCTCAACGCAACCTTCAGTGAACCATCGACTGAGTAGACTTGGTTCGATTGATGGTAGCTTTGCTACTATCGATCTTTCAAGTGCGTCTGATTCTATTTCTCATAC